GCATGCCCATCATTTAACGTACAGGTAGAATATGAAAATTTATAGTTTATTTTGCGTTTTAGCGCTTTTCTCTTGCTCTGCTAAGTATCACTATCAGAAAGCTCTTAAAAAGGGCTTAGAAGTCGTTAAAACAAGCGACACGATAAGAATTGCTACTATTGATTCTGTGCCTGTAATAAAACACGATACATTGGTTTACGAACACTTCTACACGCAGAAGGATACTGTCATCTTTTACAAAAACGTAGAAATACCTAAGACCAGGTTAGAAACACGAATAGAGTATAAGCTGAAAAGGGATACCATTAGAATGATTACCCGGGTAGAGGTGCAAAAAGCCAAAGCAGAAGGTAAGAAAAATAAAGAACCTAACATGTGGTTGTGGATAATATTATTCATGGTGCTGGGATTGTTTATGTGGTTAGCAAGTAGATTAGCAAATAAATTATTATGATAAAGAGACATAGCAAAAACGTACATGAATTATATATAAATGGCAATGATGCCAAAATAGCAATGTTATCAGATATCCATTGGGATAATCCTAAATGCGATAGAGAGCTCTTAAAAAAGCATCTTGATTATTGTAAAGAAAATAGCATTCCTGTAATGATCAATGGGGACATGTTCTGCCTTATGCAAGGAAGGGGCGACAACAGGCGTAATAAGAGCGATATAAGGCCAGAGCATAATAATTCAAGATACTTAGATTCTATTGTAGAAACGGCCGTAGATTGGTGGAGTCCATATGCTGATATTATTACGGTAATTGGGTATGGCAACCATGAGACAGGAATAATAAAGTGGCAAGAAACAGATATCCTCCAGAGATTTGTTGATCTGTTAAATCTAAAATGCAATAGCCAGGTACATACAGGAGGATATGGTGGATGGCTTGTTGTAAAAGTCGGATTAGGAAATCATGTATGTACTACTAAAATCAAATATTATCACGGAAGTGGAGGAGGAGGAATAGTCACAAAGGGCGCTTTAAATCTCACCAGAGCGCTTGAAAAATATCACAACATGGATGTATTTGCTATGGGACATATTCATGAAAATAGTGCGAGAACAGATGTTTTAGATAGCTTAGAGCATAATGCCCATGATGGATATCATGTGCAGCATAAGTCCATTCACATGATCATCACAGGGACGTACAAGGAAGAGTATGGAGAGGGCGATAAAGGATGGCACGTTGAACGTGGAGCGCCTATTAAACCAATAGGAGGCCGCATACTTACCATTAAAGTAGAAAGATCAAGAAAAAATAATGAGGATAGGATGATAAAATACATCGATTCTCATCGTATATTCTGATACCTAGCCAAAAAATTCTAATTTTTTTTATCTCTGAAACGTAGGTTTTACGGGAAATTCTATTTTTTTTTATGGAAAACTCAAAATAATTGTTGATAACTCAAATAAATATGTATATTTGTGATGTAAAACAATTATTAAAAAACAATTATGACAAGAATAGAGAAATTAGAAATGCTGATTCAAATAGAAGAGGGCATTAAATCCTTTGAGGATAGAATTGAGTTAAAGCAAGAGAGTATTGAAAGTACATTAGGATACTTTCCAGAGCTCAGAGATAAATACACGGATGATATACATACTTATATGATGTGCATTAAAAGGCTTAATGAGAGATTTAATAAGATATTAGTTACAATTTAAATAATAGTTATGGTAAAGATTAGTAAAAGAATGAATGATATTGATACGTTCATGAGTACCAAAGAGAATGAGACATGCTTAGCTGGAACGGATGAGTATGGTAATGAGTTTATGGTATGGTTTGATACTATAGAATTGTTGGAATGGTTAGATATCAAATACATGAAATCTCAGAGTAAAAAGTATATAAATAGTTTAAATAAATAGATATGAAAGAAGCAAAGAAAGAATTAATTAAATGTATAATCTTTATATGGGGTGCGTTTGTAATGTACTACGTATTAATAAAATTATTTGTATGAGTTACGAGATAGAAATAGAGAGCCAAGATGATGAGGTAGTATTATTTTACATTAATGATGTTGCCTACAAAGTGGATATAGAAACGCAAATAGTTACGCAAGAATATCCAGTAAGTTTTAATCAGTTTAATGACAAGATAACCTATGCAGAGGAGGATGTGATTTACTACTATGTACTGCATAATACTTTAGAATGTAGTGGGATCAATTACTATGATGATATAGATATATGTAATGAATTAGAAGAAATATTGAACAATGGATAAAAGGATAGCCTGGTGGGATAATTTCAATGATGAATTGTACTGCAATTATTTAATACAAAAAGACGAACAAATGAATACCTATAGAATACTATACAAGACCTACAAAGGCAATAATACTGATGCTCCTGTAGTGCAAGCAGTAAAGTATGTACAAGCATATGATAAGGCTGAAGCTCGTAAGCTATTTGATTTATGGAAAGGATTAATAATTAGCATCGATAAGGTATGAGGAAAATAAGAGAATATATTTACGCACTAATAATAAATTGGATATATGGAGGACTTGATTGAAAGAGTAAAATATTATATTGAAAAGCATGATCTTAAAAAGAAATGCAGAAAGCCTAGATTTATACATAGGAGAATATATTTTTTTTATATTCTTAGAGAATCGGGAGCTACTTATGAAGAGATAGGAGAATTGTTTGATTTAAATCATTCTACGGTTATGCATGGAATACAGAGATACAAAAATTTAAGGCATGTTAATGATCATTTGTTAAATTTAGATATTGCTGAGTATACAGGAAAGATTAAATTAATGAAAAGAAAATATAATCTGAGAAATGATATTCTCAAGGCCACAACAATACGTGATTTGGATATTATAAAAAGTAGAGCAAGTAATAATCTTTACAAAGAATTAATTTAATATATTTGTGGAATTGGTCGGACAATCAAAATTTATTTAAGTGCTAGCGTGAGTAGGAGATCCGACCCTCTGAAAGCGCGGCACTTTTTTATTTATAAAATATGGCGGAAAACAAAAAATCATTTATAGCTTATGCAGATTGGAAGGATACCTTTGATGCATTGGATAATGAAAAAGCTGGGGAGTTAATAAAGCATATTTTTGCTTATGTCAATGATGAGAATCCAGTAAGTAAGGATATGTTAATAAATGCAGTTTTTGCAAGTATTAGACAAACATTAAAAAGAGATTTAAGGAAGTGGGAAAAGCAATATAATCAACGAGTGGAAGCTGGTAAGAAATCTGCTAAAGTTCGTCAACGAAATTCAACGGTCGTTAATGGTCGTTCAGTTTCGTCTACTGTAAGTGTAAGTGTAAGTGATAATATATCTAAAGATATATATAAGAGCTTCGCTCATTTGTCTATTACTAATGATGAATATGGAAAGCTATGTAAAGAATATGGCCAGGTAAACACGGATGATATCTTGGATCAGATAGAAAATTACAAAGCAAATAACAAATACAAATCTCTATATTTAACTGCTAAGAATTGGTTAAAGAAATTACCAAAGAATGAGAATGAAGATAAGTTACTAAAAAAAGCTATTGAGTTAGGATATGTTAAGTAAAGGAATACATGCTAAATACTTGTTAGATTATAAGCATGGAAAGATAAAGCAAGGATTAGGAATAGATTGCCATTTAGATAAGCATGTAAGATTTAAGCCTAAACAACTCAACATCATATTAGGGCATGATAATGTAGGAAAGTCATATTTCGTTTTTTGGTATTTCTTAGTACTTGCATTAAAGCATGATCTTAAATTCTGCTTATGGGCTGGAGAAAATCAATATGGCCAGGTAATGAGAGATTTAATACAAATGTATTCGGGTATACCTTTTAAGGATTTAAGTGATAATCAGATAAATAATTATTACGCATTCCTTGAGCAGTATTTTGATTTTGTAGATAATTCCAAGTTATATACTCCAGAGCAGTTATTAGAGGAGTTTAACAAGACTGATGCGGATGTATGTTTGATTGATCCATTTACAGGATTAAGTAGGCAATACGGTTATGAAGGCAACTACGAGTTCTTAAATATGGCAAGACAATTTGTAAATGAAACAGGCAAAACTATCTACATAAACACACACCCAACAAGTGAAAGTGGCAGACAAGGCAATTTATTCCCAAAAGGTCATATGTGGGAAGGACATTTAAAGCCACCAATGGCTGCTTATGTAGAAGGTGGCAAATCATTTTTAAACAGATGCGATGACTTCATAACTATCCATAGGCTAACAAAACACGAATCAATGAAATATGTAACTTTAATCTCAGTAGATAAGATTAAGGATAGAGATACAGGAGGAGAGCAAACTTTATTGGAGGATTATATTTTTTGTGATTTCAATAGTGGTTTAGGATTTGAGTTATATGGTGTTAATCCTTTAAAAAAATTAAGATGAATAGTTTAGATATTTTAAAAGCAAAAGTAAACCTACAAACAACTATTATAAAATTTACTAATAGTATTGAAGAACTACAAAGTAAACACCCAGAAAGAATAGATTTAATAGATTCTATGCTTGAAAGTTTAGAAGACGTTAGTCAATTTCAATCCGTTTTTATGCAGTTTGAAGATGAGTATATTTTAGAGTGCAAAGCAAATCTTAGATTACAGATACATATAGCTGATCTAAAGCAAGAAATATTAATGCTAAAAGAAGAAATAAAAGACTTAAAGACGGAACTATAAATGCCACGATGTAAAAACTGCAAAGAAAAGTTTGAAGCTAAACACTTTAATCAGAAGTATTGCTTTAAAAGTGAATGTGTCAAGGTATGGGTAGAAACGGCAAAAGTAAAGAACTGGAAAAAAGAAAAGAAACAAATGAAGGAAGAGCTCGAGACCGTTCAAAGTCTTACCAAGAAAGCGCAGAGATATTTTAATGCTTTTATAAGGGCCAGAGATAAGGGTAAGCTATGCGTATCCTGTGATAAGCCATTGGCTAATAAATTTGATGCTGGACATTACTTTTCGAGTACTCATAAGAATACTACATTCAATGAAAAAAATGTACACGGCCAATGCGTAAGGTGCAACAGGGACTTACATGGTAATCTTTTAAATTATCAGATAGGGATAGAAAAACGAATAGGAGGAGATGAGTTAATAAAATTACATGAAGAGGCCCATAAGATCAGAAAATATACCAGAGAGGAATTAAACGAAATAATCGAAATATACAAGCAAAAAAAGAAAGATGTTAGTAACAAATAAAATGCTGAAGCTTGCCGAAACATGGAGCGAATTTAAAGGCAATCAATATACGATCAGAAGTGATAAAGAAAAATGGTTAGCATCTAATTTAGCAGAGATAGCTTTTCAGATTAAATATCCATCAGCTAAAAGAATATCTGATACTGATTATAATGCAGATTTTATACTCAAGAATAAGCGCATTGATGTAAAAACTAAGCAAACAATCTATAATATAAATGATAAATTCCAAGTAGCCATTGAGGCCAGGCAGAAAGATTATAATGTGGATTGGTATGCCTTCTATTCATATAATCCTAAGCAAAAGAAAATATTGTTTTTAGGATGGAAGAGCAAAAAGGATTATTTTAATGAATGTTATTTTGTTAAAAAGGGAGAGCTGGATGTACTAAATAATTGGATATCCTCAAGAGATTGCTATAATTTAACCGTAGAAAAACTAATTAAATAGATAATTATAATTATATTTGTAAAACAATAAAAATTAATGTTATGAAGGAAACACTTATGTCAAGGCTGGCGATTATCCAGCAAGAACTGAAAGCGCCAAAAAATCAGTATAATAAATTTGGCAATTACCGATACAGATCATGCGAGGATATTATGGAGGCAGTTAAGCCATTGCTTAATGGCCTGGTATTAAATCTTACTGATGAGGTTAAAGAGGCCGCTGGGTATATGTATGTAGAGGCTACTGCAATGATTACAGATGGCAATAAGATGCAAGCAGTAAAGGCTCAAGCTGGTATTGATCCAACGCGTAAGGGAATGGATATAGCGCAATCATTTGGAAGTAGCAGTAGTTATGCTCGGAAGTATGCTTTAAACGGCTTATTTTTGATTGACGACACAAAAGACGCAGATGCTACTAATACGCATAATAAAAGCGAAGTAAAGAAAGAAAAGCTATCTACAAAGCGATTTGAGGATGCATTAAAAGCATTGCAAGAGGGTAAGATATCTAAGGATAAGATTACATCAAAATTCGAATTAAGTCCATTACAAAGCAAAGCTTTAGAATTAGTAACCAATATAAAATAAATATATGTTTAAAATGAAAGAGGCACCAATGGCGAAGGAAAGTAACCAAGTGCAAGAGATAGGTATTGTATACTATACTAAAGATTTAAGTATTTTTAAGATTATCGATGGTAATAGAATACCTAATTTAAGCCATATCAGAAGGATATCGGGAAGCATGAAGCAAAATGGCGTTTTAATGAATCCTATTATTGTTAATAAATCTTTTGAAGTAATAGATGGCCAGCATAGATTAGCAGCAGCAAAGGATCAAAATGCTGGAATCTATTATATTGTAGCTCCTAATTATACATTAAAGGAAGTACATACTTTAAATCTAAATCAAAAGAATTGGACTAATAAGGATTATATGCAAGGCTATGCAAGAATGGGAGTAAAGCCATATATTAAATTATCTGAATTTTATGATTTAAATAATGATTTTACTTTAAGTGATTGTATTGTTATGTGTTCAAATACAAGTTCCAATAGTCCCTCTAGGTTATCTTCAAAATATCGTAAAAATCATAATGAAATGAATATAAAAGAGGTTTTTGAGGAAGGTACATGGAAAGGAAGAGATTTTAAATTGGCTCAAACGTATGCAGATCAAATTAGAGCAATTAAAAAATACTATGATGGATATAAGAGGGGAACATTTGTAGGCACGATGTTAAGTTTATTTAGTAATGATAATTTTGATTACAATAGGTTTATGCATAAGTTAGAAATACAGCCTGGAGTATTGCATGATTGTGCCTCAAGAGCTCAATATAAATTATTGATAGAAGATATCTATAATTATAAATCAAGAGAAAAAGTTAATTTAAGATACTAAGATATGTTGAAGATTAGATGTAGTGCTATTGGCAAAATAATGACTAATAGTCGAAGTAAGTCAGAAGTATTGAGTAAGACTTGCAAAAGCTATCTTGAGGAGTTAGCATTAGAAGAGGTGTATGGAATACGCAAAGAGTTCTCCAGCAGATACACGGATAAAGGAAACGAGGTAGAAAGAGAATCTATT